CGACGGGTTTAATTTGGCTTGTTTGCCTCCAATGTAAACCTCACAATTTCATTCAGCGCCGCTTCAAGCTGCCCCCTTGTCTTTTCAAGCGTTCGTTTGAGATCGCGGATTTGCTCGTACTTGGTGATGATCGGTGGGGGTTTCATGGCTGTTTCTTCTTGTCCCATTTCCGGGCGATTTTCACGGCATCACGGATCGCGCATGATATGTTCCAAGCGGCATCCGCACCATTTAAACTCCCGTCCCTGCCTCCTGCGCTCCACGATATCTCGGTGTCTCTCCATTCTCCATCTATGCCCTTTGACTGACATATCCTAATCATGATCGCTGGCCAGAATCCATCAACTTTGTAGGATACTTCTCTTCGGTATCCATCGTTTAGAGTTTTTCGCGTAAATGGATATTTCATGGCTTACCCTCGATTTCGGATAGCTCCGTGAATAGATCGACGGCCTGTTCCTCGCTGGAGAATGTCCTGAACTTCCCGTGGTCGATAACCTGGTGGATCTCCGTTTTGCCCCGTCGCCCGATTGCCCGGCATACGTCGCCGGATCGCTGGACGACCTGGAACTCGTAGCCGTTTCGTTTGTAGTATTTTAGTTCGTTCATTGTTGTTTTTCTCTCTCGTTTTGCATCATCCCCAGAACCTCCATGATGGTGTCCTTCGGTAGTTTGAGCTTATGCTTCTGGCGATCCTTCATCCTAAAATGCAGAGCGGTAAAGCATAGCACCCGCCAGCCGTGGGCATTGGCTTGGTTGAACTTCTCCGCGTCGTTTGTTAGTCCTTTGATTGAGCTATGGCCGGACGCTCCAGGACGAACGAATCCGGCATGGCCCTGATATTCTAACGCAAGCTTGATGCTGGGAATTGCGTAGTCGAATCGCCACATCCTGACAGGGTGGAATCTGTGTTCGCATACGACCTCCTCGGTTCCGAATAGGGTTTGCAGGGTGTGGAGCAGATATGCCTTGTTTTCCTTGCCCGGCTTCATACAGCTCCCTCCCTGCAACATCCGTCGCAACCATGGATGTTCAATGATTCGTCGCGGCCAATGCGGATTCCATGCGCTACGTCATCTGGATCTGGATGGCCTATGCCGTGCGGGCATATCCGCTCCATCACGCCCTTATCGTCACGCCATGACATAGGCCATTCGCGCATGTGGTGATCGGATGGGTTGTGGATACAGCAATGACTCCCGGAGCATTTGTCGGGGCTGTGTGTTTTCAGGCCATTCATACAGCGCCCTCCTCATTCCAAAGCTTAAGCCCGATGGCCTTGGCAAGATTTGTGATCGCATCGTCCTCTGATTGGCCGTAACCAATGATATTGTATTCCTCGTATATCCGGCATGATTCCTCCATGATCGTCGGCAGGTCTTTTCCCGCGTCGATAAGTAAAGGCTGTATAGCCATCCAAGGCTCCGGCATATGTGATGCTTGATGCGTTAGGATACGTTCACGCTCGATCCATTGCAGTCTTGGCGACTTGCTTTCCGGTATGTCAAATAGTTCGTTCATAGTGTGACTTCCTTTCCGGTTGCTTTGTTGATTGCTTTTTTTAAATCATCAATGTATTTCGCGGTATGAGACGCATCCTTCCACATCGGCGTTTCCCATCGGTCAACTAAGGCTTGCGCGGATACTAAAAAGTCCGGAGCGGCGGCTATCAGTCGGGCGTTCGCTTCATTTTCTCCATCATCGAACTGAGAGGAATGTCCAAGCCATATGAGCTGATGCCCATTGTTGTCTCTGATGTAAAATGATCCGTGTCCCTCACTCGAGAATGACCATGGCCCCGGCGTGTGTTGTGATTTACTCATTGCCCGCCCTCCTCATTAGATGGGTCAACGCCGTCCATCCAGAACGTCCGTGGGGTCGTTGTCATCGTGATCGCGACGCATTGCAGGATCTCAAATTGAGCGCCGGGATGTTTCGCGGCAAGCCTTAGCGACTCTTCTTGCGCTTTGTTCAAGCTGGAATGCTTGACTGTTGGCTGACTATATCCAGGTCGGTATATGTAGTAGTATGGTTTCATATTGTTGTTCGGTTCTCAAATTTTCGCCTCAAATTCAGCATCCCAAAGGCTGGCGATTTCATCCCGCGCAGATTCCAGGTGTTCCGCGAACTCATCAATTCCAGCGGCCATGCGCTCCGTATAGTCGTCGCGCTCGATAAGGACGCGAACAGTCGGCAGTCCGGGGCAGTATGATTGCAGCCACCATGCCTGAGCGCCAGTTGTAGCCATCGAAAAATGGCATTGATCTCCGTAGGTTTTGACCAGGCTGTCAGGATTCAGGACGTATCCAACGTGAGTCGCCGGCATAGGTGCCTTGCCTTCAAATCCGATTGGTTTGACGACGATAATCCCATCCGGCGAGCATCCTGCCACGCCTGATTTATGCTCGCAGAATCCGACCTCTAGGATGGTTTCTCCGCTCCACGCCTCAAATGCTCTCACGGCGGCAGCTTCCTGCCTGATACCGTTCCAGATTGCCCACATAGCCGGATTGCGCGGCGGTGGGCCATCGGGGTCAACCTCCCATTGGTCGGGAACGGCGCAGTTGGACATTGCCCCGATGATGCGACAGATGGACGTGTGGCGAGCGTCCTTGGATCCTTGGCTAATGTCCGGTCGCGGCAGCATCTCGGGCGGGAGCAAGGCCATAAGCTCGGGCTTTGCTCCGCTCTTCTTGTAGGGCAGCGCGAATCGGTCGAGGATGGTCTTAATCTCGTCAACCGTGATGCGTGCGACGGGTGCTTCTGCGAGCCATGAGCCAATGATGGAAGCGGTGAGCTTGTCTTTTCGGATCTCATACCATGCCTCGCTCCTTTGGGGCATGGTGTGGATTTTGCAGTCTGGGAATAGGTGGTTCATTGCTTGATTACGGTTGTGGTTGCTTGGTCTAGGTCAAATTCGATACTTACATATTCGCCATAATCAACCCATCTTTTTAAGTATTCGGCAATAGCTTCATGGCGTTTTTCAATAAGTTCTTCAATAAGTTCTTCAGTTCCAAGTTGGCTATGCCCTATGGTTTCCAATACCTGCTTTTCAGCGGCTTCCCTGATCGCCTCATAGAATCCATCAGGATCTTTTAATGTGATTTTGATTTTCATTTCATCCCTCCTTCGATCATGCCGACGATCTCTTTTTCAGCATCGTCAGCAAACTCTATCAGGCCCTCAGCCATCCGTCGCAGTATGTGAGGGCTAGCGGAGAACCTAACGGTTTCAAATTTCCTTTCACGGATCATCTCTCCCCCATGATCCGGGCGGTAGGTCGGCTCACTGAGAACCAGCCCCACCTCAATCTCCGGCCTAAGTTTCCCGCCAGCTATGACAGCGAGGAAATTAGCGGTCGTGGTGACTATCTCTTTCATTGTCCTTCCTCCTTTGCTTCGCGGGCAGCTAGCATTGCGTCGGCAAGAGCATATGCTTTCCTTGCAAACATTTGCTGGATAGTTTCCCCGTTGTTCAACATATCGAATTGGCAGGCATCAATGGTTCCAGTGATTGCCATGCCAGCGAACCAGTCGCGCATGGAAAGACAGCCGTCCGCCTCAAGAGTTATCATGCTTTCGATATGATTTCCGTACTGCGTCCGGTGGATCATATTTGGGGCGATAGAACCTCCGTCATTGGTTGCGCTCATTGTCCTTCCTCCTCCTCTTTTGGTTCAGCTTCCCACTTGTCGTCATCGGGCGCGGAATCTTCATCGATCACCGGAACCTCTTCCTTTTTCCGAAACGGGTTGGTGTCGGGCAGGACATGCTGCTGCGGGGTGGCGTTTCGCATCTGCGGGAACTCGTAGGAATCGGCCTTAGCGATGCTGTCCTGGATCTCAGGGCAAAGCGTTAGCCATTTCGTAAGGCGGCGGAATGCGGTCTTTTTTGCCATCTCGCTCCAATGCGCGACCCATGGCCCCGACTGTCCCGCCTTCGATGATTTGCGGATCTTCTCGATATCAGCCTTGGACATGATTTCAGCTTGCACACTGCCATCCTTCAGCGTGACTTGCGCGTATGCCGCGTATGGCTCTCCTCGATCATTCTTGAGGTCGTAGGTATGCCGCGTTACCTCGCCCATCGAATGCTCAAACTCGTCGTTCTCGCATACCGTATCGGCGTGGATTTTCGCAACGTCGCCGGATCTACGGACAAGCTCGACCAGGCCTTTGTAATCCACTACAAGGGTGCATTCCTTTCCATACGGGATCAAGTGGGCGCGTCTTCCGTCCGGCTCAAGTCCCATCGCGGAAAGGTCGAGCAGGCATTTAAAAAGGCTTTCTTGTGTGCAGTCCACCAGCTTCGGGGTGCGCGTCAATGCCGTGATTGCGATGCGTCCGAATCTTTCGGCGGACAAATGCCGGGGCAATGCGGCAGCGAATTGCTTTTGCATTGCGGGTGATGATATCGTGTTTCGTAGTGTTGCTATTTGGTTGCTCATATTATCGTTTGTTTTGGAGAGTGTTGCCGTCTTTCCGGCTGTCCCGCTTTTTGCTAGCTATTGAGAATTGGTTTCCCGCATTTGCGTTTTACTAGTTTCCGAGCCGTGCCTTCCCATGCGTTGCGGCTATCCCTACCCTCTCGGGTCATGGCGGGAGAAGTTTGTTTTGTAGATTTATCCGATGAAGAGATACGCGACGAGGCATAGCAGTGATATGATCCAAACAGCCATGATGACTCGCAGAAACAATATCCAGACCCAATCAAGGCTCCGATGCTTGCGTCGACGGTTAAGGTTACGGCTGGGAGACATGCGGCGGATCAGTTCGATTTCGTTTGTGATGTCGATTACGGATTTGTTTGGGATGTATTCGTTCATTGTTGTTTGGTGGTTGTCATGGTGCTTTCTTGATGTTTACTAGTGTTATGTTCTCGGGGCTGATCGGCGCGGTCGTCCCGGTGATGATTTTGTGGGCTGTTTCCAGTCCGGTCAGGCTCGGGTGGTAAATTGCGATCTCCGCGCCCCTGTGCGTGATTATCGCGATGTATCCAGGTTTTGCCAGGGTCCGGCATTTGTCGGGTATTGGCTGCATGTGTTCTAGTCGTGGAAAGTGGTGGCATACGGGTCCCGGTATGCCAGCGGGGTTCTTCATAATAAATTTGCCGTGACGGATCGCTGCCCGAATGCTGTGGAATTACTTCATCTGATTACCTCCATTGGTTGTGCGCCCGTCCTAGGGGCTGGCACCCCGAAACCCGCTGGCTCTTGCGAACTCAGCGGGTGATTTAAGATAGTCATCGAAAGCTTTAGATTGTCACCCCCTCCGAATACCATCCCCTCACCCATTCGTCGTGGTAATCCGGGTGGCGTTCGTAGCCGTAGGGATTCGTTTCGATCCCGTGGTAGTATTCGTGAGCCTCCTGGCCTTCCTCGAAAGGGGTAAGCTCGATGTGGTCCTCGTCGCGATCATCCGGCGGCGCTGCGTAGCGTGTTTCGTCCTCAATGGATGGCAAAACCCCTGCGTAAAAAAGCCTCATTGTGCGCCCTCCTCTTGGATGAGTTTTGCAAACGGCCAGTGGTAGCTCGTTATGTCCGCTCCTCCCTTCATGCCGTTCCATTCGCATGGCCCGAACCATTCGCCTTTGGGGCAGACATGTCCGTAAACGTCGCCTTCGTAATCGCCAAGGATTCCGGCGAGTTCGTATCCTTTTGGGGGTGGTGGTAATTCGTTCATTATTTTAAGGAGTTCCCCGCGCCTCCCGGTCAACCGACCAAGGAAATCAGATAGAGGCTGAAAATCAGATACGTAAACTACGCTGAACTCGGTGAGTTGGTCGGTGTTGATGGTGTTGTTCATTTTCTTGGTCGGTTGGTTTGTTTTTTGTGAGCGCGTCTCGCTCAACTGAAATCAGTCTAGGCAATGCCGAACGATTTGCAACATCTTTTTTATCTTTTTTTAGGCTTTGACTAAAACGCTTTGCGGCGCAAGGATTTGCCGATGAAAAAAACATTCGCGAAATCACTCAGCGGTTACAGCGCCGCGCAAATCTCCGAGGCGGTCGGCTGCAAAAAAGCGACGGCCTACGACTGGCTCAGTGGTCGCCGCAAGCCTCCTAAGTGGCAACAGCCGGATATACTGGAGAGGCTGAGGGGGAAGGTCAGCGGGTGACGACGTTCCATGATTTCGATCCTCGCCAGCTATTGAGTAGCCTGGAAATGCATTGCATCGCGCCCCCAGAATGCGCCAGCGGACAGCCATCCCTCGGCGGCGAAAGCCTCCATCACGGCGAGCGGCATGGTTGCTGATACCGGCCATGCCTGTTTATTGCGGTTTGAGCCTGGGTCGAGGTCGATAGCAGCGCCCCGTGCATGTAGTGACGGCAGCGAGCCTCCGCGCATCGGTCGGTTATTATAGACCCCGGCATATTTACCAATGATTTCGCGGCCTTCGGGGATCTGTGAAAGGGCGGTTACGATCCGCAGGAGTGAGTCAGCCACTTTGCGATGGCAGCGGATTGAGCGGACGGCCTGCCCCTCGTATTTAACGCCTAGTCCTGTTACGCTGATCCCGATCAGTTGGGATTCATCGCCGGGAGCGCCGTAGAAGGCGGTGAGGGCGGCTTGCGATGAGGCAGGCCACGGCTTCGGATTTGGCATGAGCGCCCGAAGATGTTTCTGGCAAGCGGCGATGCTCTTAGCTCCCCAGAATCCATCGGGGACGGTTCCAATCCGGCGCTGTGTTTCGGTGATTTCCTGGCGTGTCATTTTGCGTAGATGATGATGGCTCTTGCAGCTTGCTCCCCGTCCATGCCCCATGTCCGCGTTCCGTCCGGTGAGACGGTGAGGGTGCAGCTTGTTAGGAAATACAGGGCGAGGAGGGCGAGGGCGGCGGTGATGAGTGATGTTTTCATGTTCTGGCGTTTCTCCAAGGGGCTGCGCCTCCGATGCGGACGGCGCGATAGACGAGGGTGCGCTTGAACCATCCGACTCCGAGGGATTTCATGGCTTCGAGGAAAATCAGGTCGGCTTCCGCGCGGGTGAACTTGGTGGCGCGGTCGCGGTAGATCATGTCGTGTAGGACGGCGGAGTCGAAATAGTCGCCGTCGAACGGGGAGAAGATCGGCCAGAACATCCGGGGGACGGATGCGCCGTCGGAGAGTGTTCCGGATGGGATCTCGATGTCGCCGAATCTGTCGCTTTGGAACTCGACATTGTTCGTGGTGCGGACGATCAATGATCCGGCCGACCAGCAGTGCTTTACGAAATCGATGGGGGTGGAGAATTTGTTCATGGCTTGTTCTGGCGGGAGATTCCGAGGAACATGAGGAGGCGGTCGAGGAGGCGGCTGGAGATGTTTGCGGCGGAGTCGTCGGCGGATTTGATGATGGA